ATCTCCGTATTCAAGGCCTGTATCTGTTTTTGCAGGTTAGTCCCTACGGTCGCTTTCCTATCCGTAGCGGAAAGGCGGTCATACTCGGCATTAAGCAACGACAATTGCTTTCTCAACGCTACAAGGGAATCCGAGGCGGCTCCCTCGATCTTGATATTGTCCGAATATTCCTTCCTTAGCCTCTTCAGGGCCTCGTTCTCTAAAGCGTGCTGCCGGGTCTTCTCCTTCAGGTCGGTTAATATATTAGATCCCTTCTGGGAATTTTTATCCGCATCCGAGAGAGACAAGTAAGACTTATTGAGTTTTTTGATCTCGTCACTTAGGCCTTTAACCTTTAGTTGTTGCTCGACAAACACATCGGTAGCGTTATTCAATTCTTCTGTTATCTGACGAGCCCCATCAATAATACCATTAGAGACCTTAAGCTGCTCTATTACCCTTTGATAATTCTGCATCTGCTGCTCATAGTCCTTTAGTTTCCGTGTCGCCTCCTCGTATTTCCGGTTTAAATCGTCAAATCCCTTGGTATCTGTAGATACATCGAAATCCTTCAAGGCGGATTTCAACTCCTCCACCTCCTTTCGAAGATTTATAAGTTTCTGTAGATCGGCATCGACCTCGAAATTTAGTTTTGCCATTAATCACCCTCCTTCCCCTTTCGGTTCAACAAATCACGCCCGGTTCTCTCCACGATCAAATCACCGGTAACGCTATGCAATATATCCTTCTGCATGATCAGAAGGTTTCGATAAGGTATTTTATAAACCACGTCCTCATAAGACAATCTTAACGATTCCATGAATGTGGCCACTTGCCCTAGCATGGTCTCATTACCTGTCACTTTGGTGTCGCCGCCATTCTTGCCACGCTCTCGGCTAAGGCGGCACAGACGAAAAAATCCTCTGCGGATATGAATTTAACGACAGTCTCCAACGCCTCCCTTAGCTCATGAAGGGTCGCCCCCTCGATCTCCTCATATCTATCGGCGCTCCCCAAAACAAACACTGACAAACCCTTTAGTATATTTTCCAGTTCGTTCCTCACCTTTTCAAGATCCTCCTTGCCCGATGTTGTCTTATCAATAAGAGATAGGTATTGTATACCTTTGCAAATCGTCGCTATTGTAGGAGGACTTACCTTATACGCCTTCCCCCCTAGGACCACGACCTTGAAATCCTCACCTAGGACAGCGTCAGCCACTAAACTAGCACCCTTGTTCATGTCACGTAAAAAAATTAGAATTAAACAAAAACGGGGACGAACGGAAAATACCGCCGTCCCCGTGCCTATAAGACATATTACATTCAACCCTTCAAGGATTTTCCTTCCACGTCAAACCAATACTCTGAAGCTATTGTCGTGGATGATTTCAGCGGGGTGGCGGACATCGACAAACCAACGGCCCCATCCGTGGAAGCCCCACGACCCACAAGATTCGCCTTAGGGAAAATGATAGCCACGTCATCATTGGTAATAGCGACGATACATTTATATCGTTGCTCGCCGGCGTTGCCACGTTCCCATCCCTTATCCGTATCCAAGGGTTTACCGCCCATAAGCTCGGCCTTGGTAGCGAAGTCATATGCCCCGATCACCCAATTCAAGCTCTGTGATCCTGCCTCAAACGATGACCGATATGTCTGGCCGGTCAACTCATCCTTGAATTCTGTTAACGTACCGTCCTCCTCGGTATATTCATAAGTCCCTTGATGGACGATTTGAACATCCTTGAAAGCCGTAAATAACGTCTCCAAGCTCTCGTATGTGGGTGCAGCAACCAGAGGCTCCCCATAAAGTATCCTTTTTACGCCTATAGCAGAAATTGTTCTTCCCATATTACAATACTATTACATTTAAAACTTTGAATAATACTCTCACATTAACGTAGTGACATTTAAGATCCCTGTTAACCTCAATTCTAGTAGTGTCTACCTCGTAGGTATAAGGAGTGCCATCAAACACCGAGGTGTCCTTGAACACCTCCATGGACATACGTTCCAGCTTATTCATCCTGTCCAAATCAGGCGTTCCTTTCTCGTCCAGATCAGGGACGGCTATATTGACATGAACGAATCCCACCTTCCATGTAATTCCCGGCTCCGAGGAATTCGAGTGTACGGTAACCCTCTCCTCCTCAAGCTTACCTGTAGGCGTATCATCCTCCTTGTACACCCCGGTAACACCAAGTTCCAAGGCTTTCTTATATAAGATTGTCTGTATGTCCGTGCTTACTATCATTGTAACATAGCTATTACTTTAGCCTCGGCAGTATCTATCACGTTTAGCTTATGGATATCATTCACATAGCTAGCGTAATCCATTCCCGCCACGACAATCAATGTCACTCCCTTTGTATGCTTAGAAGCCAGATCCCTAGCGTAACTAAGCCCTTGCCTGCTCCCCTCGCTTCCATCCCCGGACTTTCCTTTAGCCCAGAACTGGACCGTCTTTTGGGATCTGGTCGTGAAAAAAACCTTCTCATAATTTTCCCCACGTCCATCTATCCTCTTAAACCCGCCTTCCTTTACGATCTTACCGTCCATTGATATGACATATCCCAATGAACTCCTCAAGTTTCCAGTAATATTGTTATATTTACCTTCTTGAACGGCGGTCTCATAAGCGGATTGCCCTAGTTGGGCTAGAAAGGCGAACACCTCACGATAGGCCTCCAAGATGAAATCATCCACATCGGACAAATCATAACTTAACTTTATTATTCCAGCCATATTTGCCCGTAATTTAGATAATCCGTGAGCATCGGGTTGATAACAACGCCACTACTGCGAATACTCCCATCTTGATTCAATACTCTCACGATATCCCCGGCATCAATCTTGATCTTATCTGTCACGACACGATATTTGTAATCAAAGGCTACGCCATTTACCGTATATACCCGATCGGCGCTCTTATCATAGCATTTACATCGTCCCAGTCTCTCCCATAACTCACCACCAGTCCCGGGAACAGGATTGCCATTGTCATCGTGATCATATTCCTTGACAACCTTTCGTTCTAATATGTGAGGAGCGTAATACATATCAATAATCCGTATAAGATGAGACTACCCCAAGACCGGAAGACACATCCGGGCTAACACCGTTCCGTTCGCACAGGAACAAATAATACCGCCGGAGGCCGTCCTTGTCCCAAGAGACAGAGAAGCCGCTCTCATTGACGCTATCAGGGCGCAATAGCAGCGACGGGATGATCTCTATCATCCCTGTCTCTACCTTGCCTATGGATTCACTAGACATCTCATCGTCCGGGGATAGCCCCGATTTGATACTGAAATCCAGCATATCCGCCTCGGATAGATCTCCATAAGCCGAGAATTTCTGCCCTATGTAGTCTCTTATCGTCATGCCTCCACCGTCAATGAGTAAATGCCATTAATCTCGGTAAGGACCGGCAAGGATAGCGATTGAGCCTTGGTAAACTCTACGCCATTGGAATTGTCCGTCTCGCCCTTGCCCCATTGAGAGATACGAATCCGGCCATAATTAGAGTAAGTAACGCCCGGTTCCTGTCTCAACTCATTATCGGCGTAAGCGTTCTTGATGACACCTAATTTACCTGCCGGGACAAAGACGATATTCTTGTCGTTCCAAGGCTTGTACTCGGATAGCTTGCCGTTGTCTTGGATACGGGTGATACGTCTCACTGTCTCTATGACAGGAAGGTCATTAGAGCGTAGGAACTCATTCAAACCGGACATCAAAAGAGGAGTGCCGGATTTGTCGGTCCCAAAAATGACCTGTTTCATCTTCCTGCTCTTAAGCAAATAAGACAATCTGGCCGGAGACATCAATATCTTATCAAACGTCACCTTGTCTTGGGCCGCATCCACGACACCTTGGATATCCTCGAAAGGATCGACGTTGTCCTTATTGGTATCCGTCCAGTCAAGAGTAACGCTAGCGATATTCTCGGACGGCATCTTGTAATCAATAATACCACGTACCCCTCCTTCAGGGTTATTATTGGCATTAAATGTAAATACCCCCTTGTTGGACAAGGCACCCAAGAAAATAATATCTAGCTTAGATTGCACGGATTTGACAACGGTAGACACGTTATTCCACATCAGATTAATGAGCTGCTGTGTCTTCTGGTCATCCGTCAACATCCTAGAGTCTAGGATCTGCAAGACCTTGCGATACTCCTCGATCGGCATTGAGTAACTCATCTGGTGGGTAAGGACCTTTTGCTTCAAGGTCTCAAGCCCCTCCGTACCCAAGATCGGTTCCTTTCCCTTGGAATCAAGGGTAGCCGCCGCAACGCTCAAGTTATATTGCCCGATCAGCTCCTCAAAATTAAGGCCGATAGTCGGGACATCCCAATCAAGATAACGCTCGTAGATATTCTGGTCAAACAAGCGCTTGCGAAGCTCCGTGGCAGCGTCAATACGAATCTGAACCTCTTTTGTCAGTTCGCCAAAAATAGAACTATAAACATCCATCGTTCACCTCCTTACTGTCTAATATACTTAATAGTGGGATTATTCTTCATGCTGAATCCCGTCAACCATGAGGAAGGGACTGGATAAGCCACATCCTTAAGGATAAGGACCTCATATCCCGCCGATACCGTCTGGAAAGACATATTCTTCGTATAGACAAACGTTGTCTCAACCACAGCGTCAGGCTCATCCGTTCCCACGGCAAGAATCGCCCCTTCTGTAGCAGACTCTACAGCGGCAGCCAATGTAACCACATCATAATCAGAGTTGCTTGAATCTACGGAACTCACGTTCTGCCCACCAATAGAATCTCCCTTGGCGACAAAGCTATCTTTCCCTATACGTGGCTTAGTGGTCGTTCCTCCGGCTAATACCTTAACGGCCTTACAGATCTTGCACTCCATGCGATCAAAGTCCAGCTTGATAGGAGTGCCCTTTCGCACGATTGTCCCTTCCGCCAACTCAGTGGTTAATTTGAAATCTCCGGGAAGGACTGCGCATTCCCCGCGCCAAAAGACGGGGAACGATCCTTTAATCTTTGTTTTGTTAAATTCGATACCCATAATCTTTTAC